CCATGAACTCCTTGAATGCCATGTCCTTCGGGGTCGTCTTCGACTGCTCGTACTTGAGGCCGCCCGAGAGAATCGCGAGACGGGCCGCGCGGATCGCGCCGCGGTGGCGGTCTTCCCATTGCGCGCGGAGGGCCTCGACTTCGGAGACGTCGAGCGGCGTGTCGCTGTAAAGAATGCCGCCGGGATCGGCACCGTTTGAGAGCAGCGCGTTGTTGTAGGCGGTCGCCTTCACGTCGAACCCGAGCGAGAGCAGCACCGACTGGATCGGCGACAAACCGCGCGTCGGGTCGTTCGGGTTGAACGTCTTGATGTGGCAGACGGAGTCGGCCGCAAACGCGACCTGACCGCCCTGCGGTCCTTGGTACGTGTAGCCGAGCACCAAGCTCGACCGCTTGTCGACGTTGACCGTGACGTAGGTCGGGTTGACGAGCATGAGTTCGCGAGGGATTTGTCCCTTCTTGAACGGGGCCGCGCCTTCGCCGAACGCCACGATGAACGCTTCGCCGTGGATGTCGAGGTACGAGGAGATGCCCTCAAGCAGAGCATAGGTCGACATGAGCGGCGACGGCTTGTCAAAGAGCCGCTGCCATGGGTCGTTGTCGGCGACGGCATCGCCTTCACCGCCACGCTTTGATCCCGTGCGAATAACGATGGGCACCGAGGCGGTATATCTGCCGAGCGCGCGCACCGCTGCGTAGACCCACGGCGACTGCGAGTACGGGTCGGTGATCGCCGCGTCGCCCTTGGCGATGGTCTGGTTGATGATCGTGAAGGCGGGGTCGTACGCCTTCGTGGTCGCTGGCGGTTGGATCGCGGTGCGGACCCCGGCGGCGATGCGTTGAAAGATGTTCATTGAATCATCGGCCTCTTGGTGCCCCCGGCCCCGAGCGCGATCAGGACCGCGTCGGAAAAGTCCGGCGACCGCTTGATGCGTGCCTTGATCTCGTCCTTCGATTCGACCGCAATCCGGCCGCGACCGTCGAACCAGTACGACGGTGCGCAGAGGTCGGCCCAAATCTCCTTCCATTGTGCCGGGATGCGGAGCTCGCGACGGCGGAGGAGCGATCGCGCCACCCAGTGCAACTCGGAGCGGCGGTTGGTGAACTGCGCCTCCCGGCCGACGACGGGGCCCCAATCGCCGTCCGCGGCTGACCCGAAGTCGACGGGCGTGCACCTAATCCCGTCCTCGGCGAGGCGATCGACGACCCCGGCACCCATGCCGCAGACGTCGACGCCGACGCGCCTGGACGCGACCCCGTGTCGGCGCATCGCGTCGCGCAGGCGGCCTGCCGTCTCCATCAGGTCGGTCTTCGTCCATGACTGGCACTCGATGACCGTTCGGCTTCGGTCGAGCACGACGAGCACCGAGCGGTCGTCGCCGAACCGGGCGACGTCGAGACCGATGCGGGGCTCGTCGACGACCTGCGTCGGGGCGTCGCTGTCCATGAGTTCGGTCATGGTCACGAGCGAGTTGGTCGACGATGCCGGGAATCGACCGAGCACGCGCGACGACCAAAACGGCGAGTCCTCGCCGTGCCGCTGCCTCATCTCCTCGATCCACTCGTGGGTGACAGCTCCCTCGATGACCTGCCGACGCTCGCGCACGTTCGGGTGGTCGATGCACGACACGGAGATCACGTTGAAAAGGTCGGGTCGCTGAGCGGCCTCGTAGCAGTAGCCCGAGGTCGTGACCGGGTTGAAGCACAGCACCATCCGCGAGCCCTTCGACGAGAGCAGGGTCTCGAGCGAATCCCACATGGACTGGTGAACCCCTTCGGCCTCGTCGACGACGACGAGGTTGGCGCGGCCGTGGACGCCTTGAATAGCCGTCGGGTCGTCGACCGAGAGCGCCTCGGCCAGCCGATCGCGGAACCGCCACTTGGTTTCCTTGAGTTCGCCGCCGATCAGGTACGGGGCCCGGTCGATCAGTTTCCTGACCTCAGCCCATAGGATCGAGTGCACCTGCTTGTTCGTGGTCGCGGTGCACACGACGCGCGCGCCCGGCCGCATGGCCATCCATTCGATAATCAGGCTGGCGAGCGTGCGCGTCTTCCCGACTGCATGCCCGGCCATGACGAGCGTGCGACGGTGGTCGCGGATCGAGCGCATGATCCGCAGTTGGGCTTCCCACGGCTTCCACCCGAGAACCTTCTCGGCGAACCGTCCGTCACTCGACAGTGTCGATGTCGGAGATGGAAGTGGAAAGTCGGTTGGATTCATCGCCCTTGCCCTCGATCAGTTCCATGATGGACAACTTGCCCGAGTGCTCGACGGAGGTCTTGACTCGCCAGCCCTCGGCCTTGGTCTGCAGGATCTTCAGGGCGCGGTCGGGGTTGACGATCATCTCGACCTCGCCGCCTTCGGTGACGGTCGGCTTGACGACGTCCTTGCAGAGCACGGCCTCCTCGAGCATGTCGAAGAACTCTTCCTCGGCAACGTCCATTTCCGCCGAAATGGCCGGATTGCGGCCCCAAAGACGGGCTGTGTCGGGGTCGATGGCACAGCGTTTGGCCGCTTGGTTACGGGTCGCACCCTGCCGCAGGGCCTTGAGGAAACGCTCCTTGACCTTCTCCCACTTGTAGGGGTTCTCAGGCACATAGTCGTTCTTGGCGATCATGGCTCTATTCTACGTCGAGCAGAGCCTTGACGAACGCCTGCAGGCTTTGAACGCAGAGGACCTTGCAGCCGTAGGTCTTGGCCTTCTTGGCCCACTCGACCTGCTCGACGGATCGGACGCCCTTCGGACCCTTGACCTCGACGGCCAGCATGCGCCCGTCGGGCAGGTACCCAATGAGGTCGGGGGTCCCTTTCGGGGCCCCCGCCACGATGTATCCGGTGAAGGACTGGAACGTCCCGCTGTTGACTCGGAAGAGGCACGGCACGAGGTGCGGGTTGGACTTTGCCCACTGCACGATCTGCCGTTGGATATCGCTCTCCTTCATGGCTCCATTCTAGCGCCGAGCTTCATAGCGAGTTCCTTCTTGTAGGCCGACTGCACGGAGTTCATGCCGCGCGTGAGCATGGCGGGGTCCTTGACCCACGTCGAGTCGCCGAGGTACTGGACGTAGAGCAGTTCGTTGATGCCGTACATCCGCATCGACGAACGCAGCCGGAACCTCAGCATCAGATCGTAATCATCGCACCACGGCAGGTCGGCATAGCCTCCGACCCTGAAGTACTCCGACCGCCGCCACGCTCTGACGTGGTTCGGGCAGAGGCCCATGTGCATGATCGTCGGGTCGATCCTGCCGTCGACGATGACCTTGCCCTCGATGTCGTGGAGGTCGCCGACCCTGAAGGTACGGCCATCCTTCTCGACGGTTCGGTAGTTCCACAAGTAGCCGCCGTACTCGTTGCAGGTTCCGTCGATCTTGATCTCGGCGAACTTCGAGTATGCGAATCCGACCCACGGCATCGAGTCGAACGTCTGCACGATACGCTCGAGGGCGTCGGGCAGAAGTTCGTCATCATGGTCGAGTTCGACGATGATCTCGGCCCGGGCCGCGGCGACGGCCATGCCCTTGAGGTAGCCGATGCGGTTGACCTCGGGCATGCCGACCTGAGTATCGACGCCGCGGAGGGGCCCGGGCTCCTCGCCGTCGTGGACGACGACGATCTCGAAGTCCTTGAAAGTCTGCCGCTTGATCGACCGTTGGAACGGTCCCTCGTAGAACTTGTCTTGGCGGTGCGTGGTCACGATGATCGACACGCGCGGCGAGAAGAAGTGCGGGTCGTGGAGTTGCGCGAGGCCGACGAGTTCGGTGGTCTTCGCGATGTCCGCCCAGGTGGGCAGCGTCTCCATGACTCGGAACTTCTTCTGCTCGAACGGACGGTATTTCTCGCGCGCCGGCGCACCCTCGCCGTAGACCATGACGCAGGTGGCATTCCGAGGGAAGCCGTGCATCTCGAGGGTGCTGAGCGGTTGAATGTGCATCTGCATGGCCCCGGCCTTTCGGCTGTCGGGGCCGAGCGTGCGGTGCGCTTCGGGGTCGTCGGTGTAGAGGTAGCCCCGATACATCACTTCACCTCGATGCAGTTCGAGCAGATGGCCGGGCTCTTCTGCGAGAGGATCTGCACGAAGTACTTGGTGCACTTCGGGCAGTGCCACACGAGGATCTGGTCCTTCTTCCCGGCGATGGACGCCGGAATGATTTCCGCGAGGGTGTAGACGTTTTTCTCAGGCATCTTTGAGTCCTGCCGTTTTCCAAAGCCGAGCCACTTCCCCGAGAGTGAGACGGAACTTCCGCTTCAGCTGAATCGGTCGGAGATGTTTTAGGTCGGCGATTTCGTAGAGGTTCTGCTGTTCAAACTCGTGGTGCAGTCGCTTCGGAAGATTGGCCTTGATGATGAGTCGGCACAGACTTTTCGACGGTTCGATGCGACCACACTTGATGTTCCACCACTCGGCGAGTTCTTTGAGGTCCTCGCCGGGGGTGAACTGCCACACGAACGTCTCGCATTGTTCATTGCCGCAGAAGTACGCGACCATGTCGTCGAGGCAGACGAGGTCGGGCTTTTTGTTGCAGCACCAGGAGCGGTACATCAGCCGTCCTCCTCGACGCCGTCGCGGACGCGCTTCTCTGGCGTGCGTTTGGTTCCTTTTCGTGGCATGTTGTTTCTTAGGTCTTGGTTTGTTTTTTTTGCAGGTAGTTGCGGTGTTTGCGTGCCGCGTAAGCGGCGCGCTTCGCCGGGTCTTCCATGCGAACGGCGTGGCCGCGGTTCTTGCGGTCGAGGACGTCTTGATACCACCCGGGCACCTTCTCTTTCATGGTGCGGTAGTAAGCGCGGTCGTACGCGCGCCACCGTGCAATCTGCTCGGGCGTGGCTTTGTACTCTTTGCGCGGCATCATTCTTCCTCGACGCCATCGCGGACGCGCTTCAAGTCCATGCCGTCGTTCCTGTCGATCTCGAAGGCCGAGAGCATGCGCTGCTTCATGAAGTCGTTGAGGAACTTCGTGAAGGACCGATCGTCGAGCGACTCGAGACGGCCGTTGGTCAGGTTGAACACCGACCAGGACTGCGGCCGCTTCGTCACCTGCAGCACCTGATCGCAGTAGGTCATGTAGATCGACGGCTCGTGGTAGTACGACTGCTGCTCACCTTCCAAATGGTCTTTGATGACGTCGGCGGGGTTGCGGGGTTCGGTCATGACTTCTCCATTCCCTTCAGACGAAGGGCTTCCTTCAGGTTGACGATCTTCTTCTCGATTCCTTCGATCACGCTGACGAGCCGTCGAATGTGGACGGGCTCGCCGACCTTGCGGTAGTACTTCAGGCGGGTGGCCTGAGACTCGAACGATGCCTCGGAGTGACGGAGGCAGTCCTCGATCTGCTCGACCGTCGCCTTCGCGGCGATGATCGACGGCTTGTTGAGCGGATGCCAGCTCACGTGCCCGGCTCCCTCAGCCGGCGGATCTCGGCGGCCATGGCCTCGAGCGTCTCGGCGATGCGGTCGGGCCACTCGGCGGTTTCGCGAACGTAGTACCGCTTCTTCTGCGAGAGCGAGCCCTCGAAGACGAAGCAGATCGAGATGTCGTCGTCGATCTTCTCGATGACGGCACGCATCTGCGGGTCGTGCTCGGCCGACTTGAACTCGGCGGCCTGGCCGGGGATCGGCCAGTTCGAATCGTTCCTATCCATTCGCGTTCTCCTGACGATTCCCCAAAGGGGGCCGAAGGGCACCGTGGGATGGCGGTTGGGGTGATGAAATCCCACGGTCTGCGGCGGAACCATTCCCCGCGGCCCTCCGACCTTTGAGTCGGTTGATGAGTTGCGGGACCACGGCAGGATCGGCCAGAGGTTCCGTAACGGTGTTCGGTTTGACGTCGACGGGCTTAACGATGGGTCGCTGAGCCCGTCCAATGACCTGCTCAAGTCGGTCGAGGAACGCTTTTCCGTCATATCCACGGGAAGCCACCCAGCGGTCTTCTAAGGCGAAGAAGAAGCCGATGGCACGGTGAGCCATCCCGACGTCTTCGGACGCCTCTAACAGCCTCCTGAGGGCTTTGGAGACCGTCCGGGAGTTCCTCGGGCTCGGGTCGAGTCGGTGCAGGCCGCGCTGACGGTCCCATTCGAACCTGAGCGAAGCGAAGGTGTCGAGTCCCCCCTTGGGGGGCTTTGGGGGGTATGTCTGTTCTTCTCTTCTCTTCTCTAGGATCCGACACTCGAACTCAGATTCGATGTTTTTCGGCGGTAACTCGCGATTTCCCTCTGAGTAAACTTGCAGCATCTTGTCGTCTGCTCGCAAGATCGTGTCGTCTGCTCGCAACATCTCGTCGTCTGCTCGCAGGACTCGGAGGCACTCGGAGTGAAACTTGTCGACGTTTCGTAGGTGAGGCCATGCCGTCACCTGTGCAAAGACGGGGGCGGAGAGGGCCCGAATGGACGCTTCCGGGTGCGCATATTGATGAAACTTAACGCGCATGAATATGCCCTCCGCGACGTAGTACGCCGCGTAGCGAGGTGCCCATCGGTTCGCGACGAGCATGTCGGCAAGCCGACCGATCTCGACCGAGTGTGCACCCGGTCGCCATTTGACGAAGGCCATCCCCAACCCCCTGATCTTTCACCACGACACGTACGACTGCATCGCTCTCCTGCGAAGGTCGGCAGCCTGCCCCCCCGAGCGCATGCTGTCAACCTTCTGGTGGAACGCCTCGAGCCGGTCGCGGAGCGGCATCTTTGTGTCGATCACGGGAACACCATCCTCGACGTGCTGTGCCCACCAAATAATCGACCAGCCGACGAGGCAGTCGATCAGCGGCTCGTCGCGGTAGAGCCGAGCTTGCACCAACTCACCAGGAGGATCGTCGTCTTCGGCGTGGCCCTTCTCGACGAGGTAGGCCGCGAGGTCCCACTTCGATGCGCCCGTGATCTCCATCGAGATCTGACACTGCAGCACGTAGTGGTACGGCAGCATGCCCGTGCGCCAGTCGTTCTGCGACTCCCCGAACACGCACTTGAACTCGACGCCGTGCACGCCCGTCTTGATCCACCCGTCCGGCGTGCACGACAGCATGTGTACGGTCGGGTGGCGAATCGTCGTGTCCTGAGGCAGCACCACCGAATGAGTCTGCCGCTCGTACTCGGCCTTGACGGTCGGCTCGAGCTGGTTCCCGCGGCGCGTGAAGAAGGTCGAACGGTCGATCGTCTGCCCACACCGCTTCGAGATCCACAGATCCGACGGACGCGACCATGGAGAGATGTCCATGACCGTAGCGATCTCCGACGCACCGATTGCCGACTTCCTGTCAAACCGTTGATCGAACGTCATCGAAGCACCCCCAACGCCTGCTTCAAGGCGAGTTCCAAGACCACGATTTCCCGCACGGCATCTTCGATCTTGGTTGCGTTTCCGAGTTTGTAGGTGGCCATCTCCAACTGAGGAATGACGATCTGCTGATAGGCCGACAGCAGATCCTCAGGAGCGCGGCCGATCCCGTCGGGCATCCGAGCGGGAAGTTCCATCGCCGCCCGCGTCCAATCGCGGGGCTTCTTGGGCTTCTTCACGCGAGCCTCCAAACCGAACAGGCGTTCCCGGCTCGGGTCTTCGACTCGCCGTCCTCGATGACCTGACCCGCACGAACCAGTTCGGCGCGGCGGCTTCGAATCCCAGACGGGCTCGCCGCGATGTCCATCGACGCGAACCGCTCGACGAGTTGTTCGTCAGTCATCGGACCCATCTGAAGGATCTTCAGAATCATCTGACACGTCCTCGATGCCGTGCTCCGAAAGGGCGGCAACGGACTCGATGACACGCCCGTGCTGCTCGAGGTGAGCATACGGTTTGACATATCCCAGTTTCTCATTCGGCACTCCTTTCGTGACCGCTTCCATGCGGAGTTCGATATCGGTGAAACGGCCTCGCATGAACTCCAACGTGCGGGCCGCGTGGGCGAGCATCCTCTTCTTGATTCCCTCAGGGCGACCGTCTGCGCTCGCGATGTACGCGTCAAGGCGTCGCGCGAGAAGCAAACAGTCACCCATCAGGTCACATTCGTAGGCGGCCCGCGGCGAGTTCGGGTTCTTGAAATCCCACTGCTGCCGCGGGTCAGCCATTAGAACGGCACGTCGTCAAAGGGGACGTCGTTGGCTTCGGCCTTCGGCGGCGACTTCGCCGGCGGGAAGTTACCCGCCATCGGGTCGTACGCCGACAACTCGAAGTTGACGTAGCGGCCGTCCTGCTTCCCTTCCGCGACGAGCGTGCGGCCCTTGAGCCACTGCTCGGCGAGGTTGGAATCCATGAAGTGGTGCGGCTCGATGTTCTGCTCCTTGAGTTCCTTGATCTCATGAGGCAGCAGCGCGGCCTTGACGAGCGCGCTGAGTTTCCACGTCATCTTGCCGATGATCGGGCACCACCAGTCGAGCTCGCCGTTGGCGGCCTCGAGCGTCACGACGAACTGGGGGTTGCCCATCTTGTCGAGCATCTGCGAGCCGTCCTTCTTCTTCGTGGTCACGCGCGAGATCGTCACGACGTGACGGCCAGCGCCCAACTTGTTCCCGGCCTTCGGGCCGTCGTCATCAAGCCATCCCATCGGTCTTCTCCATCTTCTTCATGCGGTCGATGGCCGAGGCCAACTTCGCGGCGTTGTGCTGGTTGTCGTCGAGGAACTTCACGATCTTCTTCTGCGTCTCGAGGTCGGGGATCGAGACCGCCATGGCCAACGCATCGACCAACAGTTCCTTCGCCGACTTCGCCCCTGCCTTAGAACGGGCCGCAGCGTAGGCTTCGTAGGAGTTGTCGATCACGGCAGGAGTCCCGCGATAGCGGCACTTGGCCTCCCATGCACCAGGCGCAAGACGCAGGATGCGACGGCCGTTGACGAGGATCTTCTCGTCGTTCGTGATCGTGTGGTCGATGTCCGCGAAGGCGATGGTGTCGGCCCACGCCGTGATGAATCCCACCGACTTGGCGTGCACGGCGAGTTCCCACTTGGTGTAGTCCGACCCTCCCGGGTTGGTCATCGAGCGCACCGTCGCGTGGGCGATCAGGATGATCTCGACGCCGCGGCCGATGCGGAGCGTGTCAAGAGCACCGAGCAACTCGACCCAGCGGTCGATGGCGCGAGCGTAGCCCTTGCCGTAGCCGATGTCCTCGATGGTCTTGACGTCGGCCTCGCTGCACACGTCGGCAAAGATGAACTTCTCGAGCGCATCGAGGGTGTCGATGACGAGCGTCGAGTAGCCCTCCGGCCAGTTGCGGATGACCTCGAGAACGGCCTTCCAGTTGCACGGGTGGACACGGTCGACCTCGAGCGCACCCGATCCGCGCTCGACGTCGATGAACAAGGGGCTCGAGGCCCCGGCGGCGAACGTCGATTTTCCGACGCCCGGGCGGCCGTACACGAGGATACGGTCGGGAGCGAGGGATCGACCCTTGACGATCTCAATCACGGTAGTTCTCCTTGAGGCATTCGACCTGCAACTTGAGCAGGTCTTCTGGGGTTACTTCCAAAACCATGCACACGGTCGGACGATGCTTCCTGCTGATCGCCAACCCTCGGCACCAGTGCGAGACCGTGGGAGCCGGCACGTTGATGACGGAGGCGAAGATCTGCAGGCTTGCGAACTTGGTCTTGATGAGTTCTTGGAACTTCACGAGTTGTCACCCTTCGGCGAGCCCTCGGTGATCCGGAACTCTTCGAGGAACGATGAATCGAAGAGCCGCACATCGCGGCGACGGACGATGCCGATCTGCTGCTTGACGGCCTCGATGGTGCGGCCCGTCAGGATCGCGAGATCCTCATCGGACGCTCCCGCCTTATGGGCGCGGTAGACGGCGGCACGCATCTCGAAGGACCACGGGCGGCAGGCGCGGTCGGTGCTGGGCGTCTTGACGACGGTGCGCTTCTTTCGGTGGTTCACTTGGCACCGCCCTTCAGCCACGACTTGGCGAGGTGAGCGCAGCCCTGCGGACCCGCGAGAAGCATGACGAGGGAAATACCGAACGGCACGGCCATCGCGGTTTCCGATAAACCGATCGCCGCAGCGAGCGGTAACAGGGACAACAAAACAAGGTAGAAAACAACGGTACTCATGGCTAAATCCTCACTTGCAGCACCTTGCTGCGAAGTGGCCACATCATGCCGGACTTAATATTGAAAAGCAAGTACCGAAGAAAAGATTTTTTGCGGAACGCTGTAAACCCTTACGGAACCGAGGTTTCCGGCTCTACTTTTTTTCTGCGGCGGCGCGGAGCAGACCCTTTAAGTCGGCCTCATGCACCAAGAAGTAACCGCCTGCGGGCCTCACGACGCCGATCTTGTCGGTCCCGTCGAGCAGAACCCTGACCTCATTCTGAGCAACCCGAGGCCAGCCGGCCGTTTCCGGCTCGACGGGGTGGAGGGTTGCGACCACCACATGCGTGGTGCCGCAGCCACATAGAAGAAGAACCACCAGGCCAAGTAGACCAGAACGTCGCGCCTTCTCTTTGAGCTCATCGGCGGGTGTGGGCACGAGCGTTGTGTTGCCGTGCGAGACGCTGCCAGTGGTCTTCTGTTTGTCGAGTGCGATGCCGAGCACGTCGGCGATCAACTTCGTCAGAAAGGCCAAGATCGCGCTCATGCAAGATCGCTCTCGATGACATGCTCCTTGCGGAACGGCAGACCTTCTCGGTACTTCACGACGAAGATGTTCCAGTGGTACCACGCAGTCCACGGGAAGATGAAGCCCAAACCGCAGGCGAGCACGACTTCACCGAACGTTGGTTTGCCCATGTCGATCACGCAGTAAGCGTGCCCGACCATGACGGCGAGCATGGAGATTCGCAGAGTCGTCGACTGCCACTTGGGCCATTTGTATACGCGCGAGTTCTCGCGTCCGAACATGGCGACGTTGAGGGCCGCGATGCCGACCAGACCGCACAAGTTGGCGATCCAGTAGATCCAAGTCATGGCGCGGGAGTCTTTCTTCGCAGAGCGTCCTCGACGCGCTGGCCAAAGATCTCGACGGTCTTCAAACCGAGCGTGCCAAGAATGAACGCGAGCCCGGTCTGCCACTTAGGGTTGTCAAGGTTCGCCATGTCCATGATGATTGGCGTCAGGTAGTTGGCGCACCCGACACCCGCGACGATCGACGTGAACGTGACCGCCAGGTTCTCGAGCGCCTTCTTCCCGATCGTGATCACCGCTCCGGCCGTTCCTGCGATGCAGAGCGTGATGTCAATGCCGAGAGCCTTGAGCGTGTCCACGTCAGGCCACCGGAGCCGGCTTGTCCGCCGTGACCTTTTCCATGGCGATCTGCAGGAGTCCTCGCAGCCGCTCTTCGCCCCACGAGAGGACGAGCTTCTTGGCTTCGGGACCAACGCGCTCGAGGAGTCGGGCCTTGGCGAGATCGAGAGCGAGACGCTTCTCCTCGTCGGTAACCACTCCGTCTTCCGATGCCTTGCGGATGGAGTCGACGTAGACGCGGCGAACCTCTTGGGTGGCAAGCAGGATCTGCTCCATCGCCTCGTTCTGCGCGTCGTTCAGTTTCGCCTTCTTGGCGACCCACCGCATGGCGATGGCAAGAAGCGCGAGCACGACTCCGAGAAGAAGGTCCGTCAGGTCGGCGTTTTCGAGGATCTTGTCCATCGGTTGAATGTCAGTCGGGGGAATGGAGATAGAGAAAAGTCAGGAGAACAAACCACGGATAGGAATCGAGTGACCCGACTGATTATGTGGTGATCTTGTACCGAAGCACGACGATGGAATCGGATCCGGTCGCGGTCGGCGAGCCGGTTGCCGTGAGCGTCACGTTGATGACATCGAGTGCGGTCGGCGAAAGGTTCTGATTGAGCAGCAGGCTGGTCGCGGTGTTGGCCGTGATCGCGCTGCCACCTGTTGAGTTGGTTGTGAAGGCCGTCGACGCCATGTTGAAGCCCTGCGTCTGATTCGCCACTTGAATCGACCAGTAGTTCGTCGCGCTGGTCGAGATGGTCGAAGCGTTCACGATGTAGGCTTGGACGATCGACATGCCCGCGGGAGCCACAGTAAGCAGCTTGGTCGCAGTCGCCGAGACGGCTCCGATGGTCACGCTGACGACGTGCTCGCGTGCGTCGACCTGAGACTTGTTCACGGCGTGCGTCGATGCCGTGCCCGCCGCCAAGCCCGTGATCTGCTGCGTGCCCATTGCGATCGCGCCGGACATCGTGCCGCCGGTGAGAGGCAGCGAGCCTCCGCCCGATGTTTCGGTGTTGGCGAGCAGCGTGACCCACGCGGAGTTTGCTGCGTTGCGAATCTTGAGCACGTTGCCCGACGAGATGTCGAGCCACAGTTGACCCGCCACCGGGGAGGCCGGAGCCGTCGCCGACCTGAACAGGTTCTGCAGGTTGGCGAAGTTGGTGTTGATCGTCGACCGGCTGGCCGCGAGGGTGTCGCTCGAGTTGATTGTCGTGATGTCGGCCATGTTGAAATCTTACTCCGACGGCGGGGTCGGCTCGATGAATCGCGGAGTCGCCGCGGCGTCGTACGTCCACCCGGGCGCGCACC